CCGCGAGGCAGTCGCGATCGATCCGTCCCTTGCCGCCATTGACGGGATTCGTGAGTTTCTTCAGGACAAATCACTCAGGCTCCAACTAAGGAGCAAGCTTGATGTAATCTCTGAATTAGTCGATTTTGACTTTACTGATCATATGTATCGTGGTATCACGTCTAACGACCTAGTCTTAGGTCGACAAGTTGTTGCTCTGTATTCTAAGAATATAGGCATCGAATTGTTCCGTGATTTACCAAGTGAAGCATATGAAAAGTTCCTACAAAATGAAGAGAAGTGCCGAATCACGAATGAAAGATTGCGTACGTCTGTCCCGGAATGGGACGTGAGCAGTATATTGTATATTGCCCAACGTAAAATCAGTCGTATTCTTTCGGACGTTCCCGATTTTGGCTCTTTAGACTTCTCTTTTGGTTCGGGTGCCAACACTAGCGTTACTAGCAGATATGCTAATATTAGAAATAAGCTTTCTGCAAGACTAGAGTGTAGCATGAACTTTCTTCCTATATTAGAGGATTTCCTAGCGGAATTCCCTAATTATGCAGAACATCACTCACACGGATCTGAGAAGATACGTGTCGATGTTGCATATGGAATATTGGAGTTCGTGCCTAAAACTGCTAAGGCGTTACGCGCTATCATGGTTGAACCGTCCCTAAATGGGATGTATCAACGTGGATGCGGTCGGTATATCCGAAAACGCCTGAAGAAGTTTGGATTGGACCTTTCTTCGCAAGAGAACAATCAAGAAGCTGCGCGTAAAGGATCGTTAGATGGCCACTTGGCTACTATTGATCTTTCAAACGCTTCTGACCTTATATCTTATAACGTCGTTCTTGATTTGCTTCCGTTACCGTGGTTTGATCTCTTGAATCATGGCCGTACTGAAACAGTACGGTATATTGATTCTGAGAATGTAGAACACATACACCAGCTTGAGAAATTCTCAAGTATGGGTAATGGTTTTACTTTTGAGCTTGAAACCCTTTTATTTTGGGTTTTAGCTCAATCTACCTGCGAGCATCTTGGCTTACGTCAAGATGAGTGTCTCTCTTATGGGGATGATATTATCATTCCCTCAGAGGCAACTGATATGCTTAAGCGTGTTTTTGATTGGCTGGGTTTCGAGATAAATATCAAGAAATCGTACGCCGATCCGCTGTTCGCATTTCGGGAGTCGTGTGGCACAGATTGGTACCATGGTATAGACGTCCGTCCATTTTACGTGAAAGACACGTTAAGTGTTCGGAGCCTCTTTCTGTTTCATAACTTTCTATATAGGCGGATGCGTTTCGCAACTGCTAAATATATTAAAGATATGATTCCTATTCACATGCGGATCTATGGTCCTGATGGATACGGCGATGGCCACCTTCTAGGTGACTATACGTTGCGTACATCTCGTCAATTGAAACGCTGTGGATATGAAGGAGGTTTCTTTGATACCTTCTGTCTAAAACCAAGGAAAATGAAATTATCTTTCCCTGGGGATTGGATTTATCCATCCTACCAAATCTACGTAAGTGGAAATGGTTTAGACATTGAATCCGACCCACCGCCGTTAGGAAGTGGTGAAGGTTCAGAGCTCCTAGCTACCCATGACCAGATGTTCTTTGGAACAAATGGTTTTGGAATGCGTGGTACTCAAGGTTATCATCGTGTTTCTATCTACACTTTAGCTAGAGGAATTTTATTCCACTAATAGTGTCACAGATGTGGCTAATCCCTTCCTGAAATGGGAGGGTGGATTGCGACGGTTAGTCGCTTACGGAATGCTGCTTGGCGTTCCGAAT